CAGATGATGGTCGTTATATGTACACTAATGTGCTAAACGAAGCTTTCTTAGAAAGATTCCCTACAACTGAAGAGCAAGATTGGCCTTCAAGAAAGATTGAGATTAACATTCTCAAAAAAGAATTAAATGGTCAAGATGATGATTTTGCTGAGAAGCTTGTCATTTGGGCTGAAGTTATCCGTAAAACATTTGAACAAGGTGGTTGTGATGAGGTTATATCGACTAGACGATTGGTTCACATATCAAAGACCTTTGGTATATTCTCCGATAAGTTAAAGAGTATTGCTAAGTGTATTGCTCGTTTTGACGAGGACACTAAGGCTACATTCTTAGACTTGTATACCAAAGTTGATTCTGGTGCTGATGTTGAATCACTACTCACAGCTGATGAAACTCCCGAAACTCCCGAAGCTGATGAGTTGATTAATATATCATCATAACCACCGCCCCTATAAGGGAACGAGCAACCCCTTTAAGTGTTGCTCATTTTATTTGGAGATGTTTATGTCAATAGAGAGCAAAATTATAAAGTATCTTTCTAAATCAGATGGGTACAATACTCTCACCGCCAGCCAAATGCGTTCTAAATTTGGTGTGAAAAATCCATCAGCGATGGTGGATACCCTAAGAAAAAAAGGGTATGCAATATACCTTAATTCTAAAAAAGTAGCGAACGGTACCAAGGTTAGTTTTTATCGCCTAGGTAAACCAACCAGAGCAATGGTAGCTGCTGGGGTTTTAGCCCTAAGGCAACATGGCGTTAATGCTTTTGCCTAAAATAGTTGTTTAATTTTTGGTCGGGACTAATAAATATTATTAGTCCCACCTTTTTTATGGAAAAATTATGGAAATTCAAGTTAAAGTAGATGAATTGAGAAAACACAAAGTCTTTATCGCCACACCAATGTATGGCGGTATGGCACATGGTCTATACATCAAGTCATGTTTAGACTTACAATCAACATTAAACAAATACGGAGTAGAATCTAAATTCTCATTCCTATTTAATGAATCACTAATTACAAGAGCAAGAAATTATTTGGTTGATGAGTTTTTAAGATGCGAAGGTTTTACTCACCTCTTGTTTATTGATTCAGATATACATTATAATCCACAGGACGTTATAGCTTTATTAGCTATGAACAAAGAGGTATCTGGTGGTCCTTATCCAAAAAAATCTATCAATTGGGGTAACGTAGCTCATGCAGCTAGAAATAATCCAGATTTAGACCCTAAAGAACTTGAGGCTTTGGTTGGTGAGTATGTGTTCAATGTAGTAAAAGGAACTTCACAATTCCAAGTTACCGACCCATTAGAAGTGATGGAGATTGGTACTGGTTTCATGTTGGTTCAGCGTCAAGTATTTGACAAAATGAGAGAAGCATACCCTATGATTAAATATAAGCCCGATCATGTAGGTCAAGCACACTTTGATGGGTCGAGATATATTCATGCGTACTTTGATACTGTAATTGATGATAAAGATAGTATCACAGGCGGAGGTTCAGAAAGGTATCTAAGCGAAGATTATATGTTCTGCCAAATGTGGCGTAAGATGGGTGGTAAAATACATCTATGCCCATGGATGAAAACACAACATATTGGTACTTACGCCTTCTCTGGTAATATGCCAGCTGTTGCACAATATACTGGTAAACTATGACAATAGATTACAAATACAATGAAGATGTTTTGATAAAACAGTTTCAAGAATATGTTGATAAAACATATGGCCAACATTATTCAAAAGATAGATTTCAAGCAACTGAATTTATAATTGATAGTGGGCATGGTGAAGGATTTTGTATTGGTAATATTATGAAGTATGCACAAAGATACGGCAAAAAGAATGGGTATTGCCGCAATGATTTGTTAAAAGTGTTACACTATGGAATAATAGCATTACATAATCACGATTTATATAGAGGAACAGATGATGAAATTAAGTGATAAGACGTTAGGCGTCCTAAAAAATTATGCAAATATAAACCAAGGTATTATGTTTAAGAAAGGTAAAGTTTTAAAGACTGTATCTTCACATAAAAACATTTTATCCGAAGCAAAAATCACAGAAGATATACCTGCTGATTTTGGTGTTTATGATTTGAATAATTTTCTTTCAGTAGTATCTTTAGACCAAGATGATCCTGATTTTCAGTTTGATGATAAACACGTTGTAATAGTTGGTAGAAAAGGTCGTTCAAAAATTAAGTATCGTTTTTGTGAACCTACTATGATTGTTCTACCACCTGAAAAAGACTTTGTAATGCCAGAGCCTGAAATAAAGTTTAACCTTTCAGCAGAAGATTTTGATTGGATTACTAAGGCGAGTTCTGTTTTGAGTTCACCTCATGTTGCAATTGAATCTGATGGTATCACAATTAATGTAGTTACATTTAATTCTCAAGATGATTCTGCTCATAGTGACGACCTTGAGATTTCAAAGTGTGATACTGGTGATAAGTATAAGATGATATTCAAGACCGAAAACCTTGTAAAGGTTATGGCTGGTAATTATGAAGTATCAATATCATCAAAGGGTGTTTCAGAGTTTAAGAACAAAGATGTACCTTTGACTTATTGGATATCAACTGAAACTGGTAGTAAATTTGTGGCGAAAGGTGAATAATGGCCACGTTCAGAAAGTTCAAAAACCATTTTAAAGGTAATGTAGGTTTAGATATATGGATAAACATAGACCATATTGTTACGGTTTATGAATCTATTAGTCCTGAACCTGATACAAATTCAATACAACCGACTGTTACATTATATTCTGAAAGCGGTCAAACTTGGTTGGTTGATGATTCGATTGCTGAAGTTGCTGAAAAACTAAACGGTTCGGAAACGCTTCAAGATGGAATGAATAAACACTTTAGACGTTCAGTAAAAGCTAAAAAAAGTGTTGATGACTTAAAGAAACTTTGATTATGATTTATTTTGTGAGGAGTTCCAATGGAACATTTATTATGGACAGAGAAGTATCGGCCTCAGGCCGTTGGAGATTGCATATTACCTGATAGACTTAAAAAGCCTTTTCAAGAGTATGTAGACCAAAAAAACATACCAAACTTATTATTATCTGGTGGTGCAGGTGTTGGTAAAACAACCATTGCAAAAGCCATGTGTAATGAAATTGGTTGTGATTCAATCGTTATCAATGGTTCTGATGAATCAGGCATTGATACCTTCCGTGTTAAGATAAAGAACTATGCTTCGTCAGTTAGTCTTGCTGGTGGTCGCAAGGTCATCATCATAGATGAAGCAGATTATCTCAACCCTAATTCAACTCAACCTGCCTTGCGTAACGCAATAGAAGAGTTTGCAGGTAATTGTTCTTTTATATTCACTTGTAATTTTAAGAATCGAATTATAGACCCTTTACATTCAAGGTGTGCTGTTGTAGATTTTACATTACGCAATGGTGAAAAAGCCAAGATGGCATCGGCCTTTATGAAAAGAATTACAAAGATTCTGAAAGATGAAGGCATTGAGTATGATGATAAAGTAATTGTAGAACTTATCAAGAAACATTTTCCAGATTTTCGTAGAGTTATAAACGAACTACAAAGATATTCCAGTTTTGGTAAGATTGATGTTGGTGTCTTATCTCAACTTGGTGATGTACCAATTGAGAAGATTATAGGTCACATTAAAGACAAAAACTTTGGTGATGTAAGAAAGTGGGTCGCTACAAATGATGTTGATTCAACTACTCTATTTCGTAAAGTTTATGATGCACTCTATGATAAACTTAAACCACATTCAATACCAAAAGCAGTTTTGATACTGGCTGACTATCAATACAAAGCTGCCTTTGTGGCAGACCAAGAGATTAACACGGTCGCCTGTTTAACTGAATTGATGGTAGAATGTGATTTCAAATGAGTCCATTCGATTTCGTAAAACAAATATTACAAGGTAAGAAACAACTCATTACTGATGATATAACAGAGAAAGAGTATGTACCATTTCTTGTAAATCGTTCACTAAGTTACCACAAAGATTGTGTGCTCTTTGCAAATGAGATAAATCAAAGGCATTTTGTAGATAAAAAGATGCAGAATGACTTTTTACTAAATACAGTTAGATCACAAAGAAGAACTTTTGCAAAGTGGTTGAAGCCGGAGAAACGTGAGAATGTGGACTATATAAAGATTCTTTATAATATGTCAGAAGCAAAAGCACAAGAAGCTCTCAGAATACTCCCAAAAGAACAACTAAAAGAACTGAAAGAAAGGGCCGACACCGGCGGCACGAAAAAATAAAATGGTAGACTTAACGAATTTTATAGAAGTTATACTAAGTGAACAAGATGATTTTCTGAAGGTAAGGGAAACTCTTACGAGAATTGGTGTATCTTCAAGAAAAGAAAAAGTATTATATCAATCTTGCCATATATTACATAAACAGGGAAAATATTATATAGTACATTTTAAAGAATTGTTTGCACTAGATGGTAAGCCATCTAATATATCAGAGAATGATATACAAAGAAGAAATGCAATAGCTAAATTATTGGAGGAGTGGGGACTTCTTAAAGTTGACAATATGGACCGAATTGGTAATAATGTCGCCCCATTACACCAGATAAAGATTATATCTTTCAAGGAGAAAGATGAATGGGATTTAGTGGCGAAATATAATATCGGAAAAAAAGCTGAAGATATTTCGTAACTAAATATAATGTGTCGCCAAATGGGACACAATTGTTTAACTTGCTTAAAAGGAGATTTAAAATGGTAGAGTTCGCTTTCGGGCCACACTTGGCTCATTCTACACTCGGTTTTGAAAGAATATTTAACGACTTGGATAAAGTGTTAAATGACCGACAACAACAATCAACATTCCCACCACACAACATACTCAAGGTCGATAGAGATCATTATGTCGTTGAGCTTGCCGTTGCTGGTTTTGGTAAAGATGAGATTGATATTACAGTAGAAGATAATGTCCTTATTATTAAGGGTGTGAAGAAAGAGAAAGATGTTGAAGGTGTTGAATATATCCACAAAGGTATAGGCACACGTTCATTTACTAAAACTCTTACAGTAGCTGATACTTTAGAAGTGAAAGGCGCTGAATTTAATAATGGTATTTTAAGGGTTGGTCTTGTGAATGTAGTACCTGATCACAAGAAGCCAAGAAAGATTGAGATTGGCAAAGACCTGAAATTACTTGAGCCAAAACTTTTACAAGAAGAAGAAGCTAAGTAGGGGGTGAGGCATTTACGCCTCACCTTTTTTTGGAGATTATATTATGTTAAGTAAAAAACCAAGTGGTAATTATAAAATGTCTAAACAATGTAAAACTATGTTAGCAAATTTAGATGGTGATAAAAGAGTGTTGTATAAGAAAATGATTATTGAATCTGATAATGTACAATCTTTTGAAAGAAAAAGAAAAAAGGAAACTAAGTGAGTGTTTGTTTATATCCACATTTTCATAAACCTTTTCCATACAATCAAAACTCAAGTTGGATAAAACCATGTCATGTAGACAATGTAGAGATTGGTAATAACTCTATATACATTGACTGGATTTTTGATGATTTGTACAAATACTATGAAGCAGAGGGTGTTTCAAAAGATGATTTTTTAAAGGCTCTTGGTCAACAAGCAACAGAGTATTATCTTTTAAAAAATCCACCAGATATGGAATACATTGGTTGTGTAACATATAGACGTATGCTTTCTTTTAGACCAGAAATTCCAATATATGAAAATGAAGTTACTATGCCTGCAAGTGAGGCTGTAAATTTAGGTACAGAAGGAGAGAAAAGAACTTTGTTACATTACTTACGTTTTAATGATGTAATTACTAATGCTTCAACTGTTCTGCCTGGTTCTGTAGCACAACAATACTTAGAATCACAACCAAAAGAATATTGGGACCTCTTTTACGAATCTATTTGTAAAGTATGTCCTTATTATCATAGTAATGCCTTACAATGGTTTAATCAAAGTGTTATACCATTCACAACAAATTATATCTTTAGAAAAAAATACTTTTTAAGATATGCCTCAGAGTTGTTCCGAATACTTGAATACATATACATTAACAGTTCTAAAGTTTATCCAGTAAAAAAATCAGGCGATAATTTTTCAGAGCCTTTGCCTTGGAGATATCCTGGTTTTATTGGTGAAAGATTTTTAGGATTTTTTATTCATGCAAACTCGTTGAAAAAACTAGAAGTGCCTTTGATATTTTTACAATAGGAGATGAAATGAAATTATCAGATAATTTTTCGTTAAAAGAAATGACGAAAAGCCAAACAGCAACAAGAAAAGATATTGATAATGAGCCAGGCGAAGAAGAAATTGAAAATTTAAAACAACTTTGTGAACGTGTTTTACAACCAGTAAGAGAACACTTTGGTAAAGCAGTAAGAGTAAACTCAGGGTATAGAAGCCCAGAATTAAATTCTGCTATTGGTGGTTCTAAAACATCAGACCATTGTAAAGGTATGGCAGCTGACATTGAAATCAATGGTGTCGCAAATGCTGATTTAGCAGAGTGGATAAAAGATAATTGTGAGTTTAGACAATTGATACTTGAATTTTATACACCAGGAATACCTGATTCAGGATGGGTTCATGTATCACATGACTTAGATGATAATAGAAAAAAAGTTATGACTGCTATGAAAGAAGATGGTAAAACTGTTTACAAGGTCGGTCTTGTTGCATAGTGGATTTTCAAAACGATTATAATATTTGGCAACAGTTAAGTTGGAAATGGTTATGGGTTTATGACAAGTTAATACTTTCTAAAAAACTTGGCCATAAATGTGGGCCGGCTGGCATAACGGTGCCAGAATCGGGTGAATATGTAGTTAAACCAATTACAAATTTAGAAATGATGAGTAAAGGTGCAAGACTACAATGGCTAGAACCAGGTGATAACATTGAACCTGGATATTTTTGGTGTGAAAAGTTTACGGGTGAACATATTACAGTAGACTATAATTATGGAAAACAAAAAACTACAGCATTAGGATTCCCTAGAGAAGGCAGACTTGACCGTTTTGATAAATGGGAACTTATAGACAGAGAGATACCATTTCCAAAAAAGTTGGATGATTTGTGGAATTGGCATCCATGGGTTAATATTGAAATGATTGGTAGTAATGTGATAGAGATTCATCTTAGATATAATGATGATTTTAGAAATCATAAAGGCAAAGTGATTTATCCTGTATGGAAAGACGAAGATTTGCCTCAACCAAAAGGTGGAATATGGTATGATAGTCCTTGTGGTGACAGAATAGGACATTGGGTAATAGAATGATTATAAACGAAGAAACAATGAATAATATAGAATTTAAAATTAGAAACAGAGATGAAATATCTCAACAATTAGTTTACATTCGAGTTTTATCTAGTGAAGCTAAAAGAGTGAGAACTTTTATAAAGAACGAGGAAGAAAAAGGTATCACAGGGCTTGGACATTTAAAAACAACAGCTCGTGTTTTAGAAGAAAGAGTTGACTTTTTAAAAGACAAGATGTATAATATGGATTTGGGAGATTTATTATGAGAAAAAGATGGAAACCAAATGCTAGGCAAGAACTTGCTAAGAAATTAGCAACAGAGTATAGGCTGCCTAGAGCCGAAAGATATGACATGGTCAGTAGAAGCTTCGACAAAAAAGTTGAAGTGATTGGTTATGTTCAAGACCCAACAAAAGACATGAACGATTTTCGTGGTCGTGAGATGTTGTTCCCAAAAAGATGGGTTACTATAGGTGTTTTTTCAGATGATGTTAAAGTACCAGTATAATGTCAAAACATTATACGAATGTTTTATGTCAAGGTAATAAAATACTTTATCGTGGTGTTAATAATGGTAAGAGAGTAAAAGGTAAAGTAGACTATTCACCTAGTTTATTTCTCAGGTCTAAAGGTTCTAAAAGTGATTGGCATGGTATTCATGGAGAATCTTTAGATGCTATGAGATTTGATTCTATACGAGCTGCAAAAGACTTTCAAAGAAAGTATAAAGATATAGATAACTTTGATATTTATGGTATGGATCGTTTTGAATATGCTTTTATTGCTGACCAATTCAAGGGTCAAATAGAATGGGATATTAAGAACATCAACATAGCTATTATTGATATAGAGGTCAGTTCTCAAGATGGTTTTCCAGACCCGTATGAGGCGAGAGCACCAATCACAGCCATTTGTATTCGTGAGTTAAATGGTAATTCAGTTGTCTTTGGTTGTGGTGATTATGATTGTCCAGAAAATGTGAGATACATCAAGTGTGCTGAAGAAAAAGATTTATGCAAACAGTTTTTACAATACTGGCAATCGGATTATCCTGATATTATATCTGGTTGGAATACAAACTTCTTTGATATACCTTATATCATCAATCGTTTTCGTATGCTGTTCGGTGAAGAGTATGCAAAAAAACTTTCGCCTTGGAATAATATATGGGAAAGAAAAGTTGTATTGAATGGCCGTGAACTTATATCATATCATTTATCTGGCGTTAACTCATTAGATTATATTGAACTATACAAATGGTATGCACCAGGTGGTAAATCTCAAGAATCATATAAGTTAGATGCAATTGCCAATGTAGAACTTGGTGAGAGAAAATTATCGTATGATGAGTATGATAGTTTGCATAATCTATACCAAGAGAACTATCAGAAATTTATTGATTACAATATCAAAGACGTTGACTTGATTATTAAACTAGAAGATAAGTTAAAGTTGATTGAAATGGCAATCACTCTGGCTTACGATACAAAGTCAAACTTTGAAGATGTATTTGCACAAACAAGAATGTGGGACTCTTTGATATACAATCATTTACTACCACAAAAGATTATTGTACCACCAAAAAAATTCAAAAAGAAAGTATCTGCCTTTGAAGGTGCTTATGTAAAAGAACCTCAAGTTGGTATGCACGATTGGATTGCATCATTTGACTTGAACAGTCTATATCCACATTTGTTAATCATGTATAACATTAGTCCAGAAACTATTGTGAATAGTGAAGAGTATACAAAAGATATGCAAAAGGTTCTTATGCAAGAAGTAAATGTAGAGTCTTTATTGCATCAAAAGATTGATACAAAGAAATTAGATGGTGTAACACTCACACCAAACGGCCAGTTTTTTAGAACAGATAAACAAGGTTTCTTACCAAAGATGATGGAAGAAATGTATGAAGATCGTAAGAAGTTTAAAAAACAAATGATACAGGCTCAAAAAGATTATGAGAAAAGACCAAGTAAAGATTTAGAAAAACTTATATCAAAACTGAATAATCTACAACTTGCAAAGAAAGTATCACTAAACTCTGCTTATGGTGCTCTTGGTTCACAATACTTTAGATTCTATGACCTAAGACAGGCACTTGCAGTTACTTTGGCTGGTCAGTTATCTATTCGTTGGATAGAAAACAAACTGAACAGGTACATGAATGACTTACTTAAAACAGAGGAAGATTATGTTGTTGCTTCAGATACAGACTCAATTTATCTTAGGCTTGGTGGTCTTGTTAATAAAGTATTTAAGGAAAAACCATCAGCTGACGAAGCAATCAAATTCATGGATAAAGTATGTGATGGAAAGATTCAATCTTTTATTGATAAAAGTTATAAGGATCTTGCTGACTATGTATCTGCATATGACCAAAAGATGGTAATGAAAAGAGAAGCACTTGCAGACAAAGGTCTTTGGACTGCCAAGAAAAGATATATTCTAAACGTATATGATAATGAAGGTGTTAGATATACAACACCTAAATTAAAAATCATGGGTCTTGAGATGATTAAATCATCAACGCCTTATGCGATTCGTGAGAAGATGAAAGAGCTTACTAAGATTATTGTTACAAAAGGTGAAGATGAAGTTCAAGAATTTATTGCAAAGTTCAAAGAAGAATTTAAGAATTTACCACCAGAAGAAATATCTTTTCCTCGTGGTGTGAATGGTATGAAAACATATGTAGATTCTAATTCAATATACAAAAAAGGCACACCAATTCATGTGAGAGGTGCATTGATATACAATCACAATGTTAAAAAATTAAATCTTGATAAAAGATATCCTATGATTCAAGATGGTGAAAAGTTGAAGTTTACATATGTTAAACAACCAAACCCATTGAAAGATAATGTCATATCTTTTCCAACAAGAATACCAAAAGAGTTTGACTTACAAAAGTATATTGATTATGATATACAATTTCAAAAAGGTTTTATAGAACCAATCAAATTTATACTTGAGTGTATTGGCTGGGAAATAGAAAAGACAAATTCATTGGAGAATTTTTTTGGCTAAAGTAGATTACAAAATTTTACCTCTCTTTAGTACACCAATTTTTGTAAAAGAAAATTTACCAATTACCGAAGAAGAGATTAATTATTTAAAATCTACTAAGTTTCAAAGAATGTCCTCAGAAAATGGTGATTATTCAATAGATAAATATGTGTTAGATAACCCACAGACTCAAAAACTCAAACAACATATCTTACATAATGTAAATAGATTTGTATTTGATGAACTTAAAGTCAACTCTAATATTGAGTTTTATATGACAAATTCGTGGGTTGTAAAACATAGTAAAGGGGATTGGGCTCAAAATCATGTGCATACAAACTGTATCTTATCTGGCATATATTATTTTGATGTAACTGATAATTCAGGAGATATCCATTTTGCTAAAGAATATAATCACACAACAGTTTTTCCAATGCACTTAGATTTGGACTATACTGAATGGAATTTACTTAATTGTAAGTCATGGAGTTTTAAGCCAAAAAATAATGAACTCTATCTTTTTCCTCCTTGGTTAGGTCATTCTGTATCAGACAATGAATCAGATCTTGATAGATACTCTATTGCTTTTAATTTTTATGTAAAAGGTAAGATAGGTTCTCAAGAGTATCAATTGGAAATAAAATGACACAAGCCATTTTACCTTTTCTCACAGCAATTGCTTTATCAGCGATTGCAGCTTACTACTCAGTTATAGGTTTAGCACAGATTTTTCCAGGTTCATTTTGGCCAATTATTGTAATGGGTACAGTATTAGAAATTGCCAAATTAGTTACAGTATCTTGGTTATATAATAACTGGAAAGAAACTATTTTGGTTATGAAAGTATATTTTATCACAGCTATTATACTTGTGATGTTAATTACTTCTATGGGTATATTTGGTTTTCTTTCAAGAGCTCACATTGAATCTAACATAATAGTTGGTGCAAATTCTGTACAAGTGAAACAGATAGAACAAAGAGAAAAGTTAATTAGAGAAAGATTAACTTACTTGTATAGGCAGGCAGGTGATGACCCAGAAAAAGTGGCAAGAACAACTGATAGACAAATACGAAATGCACAAGCACAATTAGTAGAACTTACAAAAGAAAAATTACCATTATTGAGAGAAGAAAATATATTAAGGGCAGAAGTAGGGCCAATCATGTTTATCGCCGAGTTATTATATGATAAAGATGATACAAAGTTTATAGATAAAGCCGTAAGATTTGTTATATTCATAATTATATTTGTGTTCGACCCGTTAGCAGTTTTACTTTTGATAGCTGCAAATCAATCTTACAAAAAATATAAAATAAAACCAAAACCACCAGCACCAGTAAAGAAGGCAAATCGAAAGAAAAGGCTTGACTTACCAGCTAGTCCTAGTTTAGAATCCTTCTTTATAGATAAAGATAAAATGTTGGTGCCTAAAAATCAAATTGCAAAAGTGAGAGGAATGAAATGAGCTTATTAGACAAATTAAAAAAGAATACTACGATTAAAGAATCGTCAATACTTTCTAAGTCAAAATTCTTTAGTCAAAAAGATATGGTACAAACAGAAGTACCAATGATTAATGTTGCCCTTTCAGGTTCACTTGATGGTGGCATAACACCAGGTTTAACAATGTTGGCAGGGCCATCAAAACACTTTAAGAGTGCATTTGGTTTATTACTTGCCTCTTCATACTTAAAAAAATATAAAGATGCAATTGTATTGTTTTATGATTCAGAATTTGGCACACCACAAAAATACTTTGAAACATTTGATGTTGATATGAATAGAGTTTTACATACACCGATTACAAGTGTAGAAGAACTTAAAATTGATATAATGAATCAGTTACAAGATATTTCAGCTGAAGATAAAATAATTGTTATTATAGATTCTATTGGTAATCTAGCTTCAAAGAAAGAAGTTGATGATTCAATAGAAGGTAAAACAGTTGCTGATATGACAAGAGCTAAAGGTATAAAGTCTTTGTTTCGCATGATAACACCTCACCTCACTATCAAAGACATACCTTTAGTTGTTGTCAATCACACATATAAAGAAATTGGAATGTTTCCAAAAGACATTGTTGGCGGTGGTACAGGTTCTTATTACTCTGCTGACACAATCTGGATTCTTGGTAGACAACAAGATAAAGGTAAAGATGGTTTACAAGGTTATAACTTTATCATCAATGTAGAAAAATCTAGGTATGTAAAAGAGAAATCTAAAATACCAATCACAGTATCATTTAATGGTGGTATGCAAAAGTATTCTGGTTTATTAGATTTAGCAATCGAAGCTAAGTTTGTAACGAAGCCATCACCAGGTTGGTATGCAAAGATAGACCGTAAAACGGGCGAAGTTGGTGCAAAAGTACGCTTAGATGCCACACAAACAAAGGAATTCTGGTATCCTATACTAGAGGACAATCAGTTTAAAACATTTGTACAAGAAAAATATCAAATAGGTTATGGGAATATATTGAATGATGAGATTAGAACAGACGATACTAAAGAACTTAGTTTACAATGAAGAATTTACAAGGAAAGTATTACCTTTTATTCAGATAGAATACTTTGCTGATTCAATAGAAAGAAAAGTATTTAAAGAGATACAAGAGTTTGTAAATCGTTATGAGAAGTTACCTTCACATGAAGCTCTTGTAATTAACTTTACAGAGAAAAAAGAACTCACAGAAGATGAGGTTTCAAAATCAGTAGAGCTTCTTCATGAACTCAAAAAAACAAAAGATGAAAAAGTAGATATTACTTGGCTTACAGAACAGAGTGAAAAGTTTTGTCAAGACAAAGCTATCTACAATGCAATCATGGATTCGGTTGCAATACTAGATGATAAAAGTACAAAGAAAGCAAAAGGTGAAATACCAAAACTATTGAGTGATGCACTTGGTGTTTCATTCGACAGGCACGTTGGTCATGATTACATGGACGATTACAACGAAAGGTATGACTTCTATCATAAAGTAGAAAGTAGAACGAAGTTTGACCTTGACTTGATGAACAAGATTACAAAAGGTGGTCTACCAGATAAAACTTTGAATGTATTGATGGCAGGTACTGGTGTTGGTAAAAGTTTGTTTATGTGTCATATGGCATCAGCTTGTTTATCTCAAGGTGATAATGTTTTGTATATTACATTAGAGATGGCTGAAGAAAAGATTGCAGAAAGAATTGATGCAAACTTATTGAACATTAGTTTGAATGAACTTAGGTCCGTATCAAAAGAAGATTACGAAAACAAATTCAAAGTGTTGAGGTCTAAGACACAAGGTAAGTTAATCATCAAAGAATATCCAACGGCAGCTGCTTCAACATTACATTTCAGAGCCTTGTTAAGTGAATTGGCGATGAAGAAACAATTTAAACCAAATATTATATTTATTGATTACTTGAATATTTGTTCATCATCAAGAGTAAGACCAGGTGGTACAATCAACTCTTATGTGTATGTAAAAGCAATTGCAGAAGAACTCCGTGGTCTTGCAGTTGAGTATGAACTACCAGTTGTATCAGCAACACAAACAACAAGGTCTGGTTTTACAAATTCAGATCCAGGTCTTGAAGATGTTTCAGAATCATTTGGTCTACCAGCGACTGCTGACTTTATGATTTCTTTAGTATCAAACGAACAACTTGAAGAACTAAATCAGATAATGGTCAAACAACAAAAGAATCGTTACAATGACCCAAGTTATTACAAGAAGTTTATTCTTGGTGTTGATAGAGCTAAGATGAGATTATATGATGTAGAACAAGGTGGTCAAGATGATATATTAGATGCAGGTCAAAATAACGGTCCTGATAAACCGCTAAATACATTTGGCACAAAAGAAAAATTTGATGGATTTAAAGTATGAAAATAACTAGAGAACAAGCATTACATGGCGCCAAAGCCTTTTCAGATTACTTTGATCGTTTTAAAAGTATCGCTGATTATATGCGAGATCAAAAACTAAATGCAGTTTCGGATATGCCTGTTGGTCTTCCAGGTATGGGGCCTGAACTAGATTTGTTTAATGACTATGATATGCACCCAGAAGATATGAATATTGAGGTTCATAGAATGAAACAAGGACTGTGGGATAATTATCTATCAATCATTACATCACATTCAAACATGGTAAGTGTACCAGGTAAAGAATTAAGATTAGGTGTATTAGAAAAGAATACAAACAAATGGCTTGGTTTCATTCGTCTTGGTTCACCAGTAATCAACATGAAACCTAGAAACCAATTACTTGATTGTGTATTCACTCAAGATGCAAAAACAGCCAGATCATTTAATCAGACAACTGTTATGGGCTTTTCTATTGTACCATCACAACCATTTGGTTTCAATACACTTGGTGGTAAATTACTTGCAGCTATATGTTGTTCACACCATGTTCGTGAAATGATGAACAAGAAATATCCAGGTATGAATGTGTGTTTGTTTGAAACGACCAGTTTGTATGGGTCATCAAAGTCTAGTTCACAGTATGATGGTATGAAACCATTTCTCAGATTCAAAGGTCTTACAGACTCTAATTTTTTACCATTGATGCACGGCAAACCATATGAAGATTTAAAAGATTATATGGAAGGTGCAGTTGGTGGTCCGGTTGTACCAGAAGATGCTTCATCAAGAAAACTTAAAATGTCTACAAAAATACAGGCTCTTATCAAGGCTAGTTTAGATGGCGAAGATTTGAAACGATACAATGATACAATTAAGAATGCTCTTAATTTGACTGAAAAGAAACGATATTACGCCTCTTCCTATGGTTTCTCAAACTTTGTTGATGTAGTGACTGGTAAGACAGATAAGTTGGTTCCAGACAAGGAGAACTACGATAAGCACCATCTGGAGAACGTAATTAAGTGGTGGAGAAAGAAAGCATCAAACAGATATGTGTCACTTAAAAACGACAAAAGACTTAGAAAAGAGTTAGAAGTATGGACAGGAGATAAAGAGATTGATATTATTCGGTAGTTGTGTTATCATAAATACAATAGTTACTACAATTAAGGAGAAAAATTATGGTAATGGCAGCTACAGCAGAAGCGGAAGGAGCACAGGCTTTGTTTTCATACATCGCTGATGTTTTAGGTACGGTAAAAGTAAACCGATTATGGAAACCTTATTTGAAAGGTGAAAAAAACTACACACAATTTAAGGAAGAGTTTAAAAGTGAAATAGACACAGGTTTTAGGACTAAGGCCATAGAAACTGATTTACCAAAATCTCAAATTTTATCTTACTTAGGTAAAGATAATACAGGCAAGTCCTGGTTCATATCATCTCTTCTGATAGCCGAAAAACTAATTAAAGATATTGATAAAATTGATTCTAATTTTAGATACATTAAGAGACCGGGTTGGGGTGATGTTTTTTACGCAAGAGGTGATAAAGAGGTCATGGGTGTATTATCTAAATTATTTAAAGTAGCTAATGATTTTTCAAAGAAAGAGGATGGTAGGCCTTTTTTTGGTGACATAAACAAGTGGTCGCCAGCTGACATTTACTTTGCGACCGATAAGGCTAAAAAAATGTTGAAATCTACATTATCTGATCCTCAAACAAAAGCTGGTAATTTTAGATTCGCTGAATTAAATGAAATGATTTTTAAATTAATAGACAAAGGTCAATTACTGCCCTTATCATTAAAAAAAGTAGAAAGAACAGCAAACATAGTTGAAGTAAATTTCAATCGAAAAAAAGAGGAAAAATTACTTGCAGATACATTTGTTGTCGGTCCACAAAAATTTAATTTGATGACTGGTAAATACCAAATTAATAAACAGAAAAAAACTTTTGCATGGGTCAAGGATTATCCTATTGGCAAAGGTGCTTTTAGAGAAATAAAAATAGATGTTAAATCCGGGAACAAAGATGGTTTTATTCAGATAAGACATACTCCGGCCTCAAAAGGTAAACCACAAAAAGGTGTCAAGGTTATATTTGGATATAAAGGTGATGCAGCTCTAGGTGGTCAGTTAGTTGGTATACCGCTATTTACTAAACAAATTTCTTTGATAGATAAAGGTTTTGCTAAGAAATTATCAGATACATGGAATCAAAACTACAAAAAGTTTGAAGAAGATGCAAACATTTATATAAAATCAATTGGTGGTAGATTGTATAAAGGTAATAAAGAACAAAGAGAAACATTTAATAATGATATGGGTGCTATAAGTGGTCTAACAGTTATGAATGCTATTAGACCATTAATTAGTGCTTATTTTAAAAATCCAAAGGAGAAACAACATAAGGTTCTAAGAGCTTTATTTGCTTATGTAACATCTAGGTCGATAAATTCTAGTCCTTTTGTAATCGCAAAATGAATTTCACAGAATTTTTACAAGAAGCCAGACAAGACAAGAATCTTCACTTAGAACATTTAGAAGATAATATCTTGAATCGTGGTGTCGCTGGCGCCAGAGAGTCAATCAACTTTTTACAATCGTTGAGAGATATGCTTGCAGGTAAATCATCATCTAAAATAAATGTTACAACAAAATGGGATGGTGCCCCAGCTGTTTTTGCTGGTATAAATCCTGCAAATGGTAAGTTCTTTGTTGGTACTAAATCAGTATTCAATATAACACCTAAATTAAACTACACAGATAAAGATATAGATAAGAACCACCCAACTGGTGGTCTGAATGAAAAACTTAAAACAGCCTTGGCATTTATACCAAAACTTGGTATCAAAGGTGTATTACAAGGCGACATGATGTTTACAAAAGGAGATATAAAGAAAGAAACGATTGAAGGTGAAAGATACATTACATTTCAACCAAATACTATTGTCTACGCTGTGCCAGAAAATTCTATCTTAGCTAAGAAAATGCAGGCCGCTCAACTAGGTATTGTTTTTCATACCTCCTACTCCGGTAGGACACTCAGCACAATGAAGCCATCTTTTAACATAGACATTGGTAGATTACAACCAACAAAAGATGTTTGGTTTCGTGATGCTTCTTTCACCGACGCCTCTGGTACCGCCACATTTACAGAGGCTGAAACAAGACAGATTACAAATATACTCTCTCAGGCAGGTAGAACATTCAGAACAATTAGTCCATTAGTGTTAAATCGTTTATCACTTAATGATAAAATATTGATGGAAATAAAAACATTTAATAATAAATCAGTTCGTGCAGGTCAAAAGATAAGAAACACAAATGTACATACAATAAACTTAATAAGATTTGTTGAAGATAAATTAAATAAAGAAATACTTAAAGCAAAAAGAGCCGACACAAAAAGAAAAAGGCAAAAAGAAAAAAGTGAAATGATGAGATTTTTTAGATCATCAGCGATGCAGTTAGTACAGATATTCAATCTAATGAATCAAATTGTTGATGCTAAACTAATTATTATTCGTAAGTTACAAGAGATGCGACAAGTTACAAATTCATTTGTTAGAACAGATGATGGTTTCAAGATTACAAACCCAGAAGGTTTTGTTGCAGTTGACAAATTATCTGGTGGTGCATTGAAACTTGTTGATAGATTAGAATTTTCACACCAAAACTTCACAGTTAAGAAACAATGGGATAAGTAAAATGGCATACGATATAGACAAAATATTACATGAGTATGGAGATATTGACTTTGGCTTTACAGCTGTTGATGAAACAGAATACGAACAAGTCAAAGAAAAATTAGAGAAGGAAAGTTACCAGAAAGACATAACAGTAGAGCAATATAAAGAAAGAATGAAAGATTTAGAACAAATAATTATGCCTTTCCTAACTAACCTATATAAATCCAGAGAACAGGCTTATATTCATTGGCCTAATCGTGGTAATTTATTAGAAAAACAAATGCAAAAAGTTTTAAAATTAACGAGAGGATAATGAGTAATCCAAGAATCGCAAGGAAAAAAGGTCAACCAGCAAAATCTAAAAAGCACTCAGACCTCTACACAGACGAGGATCCGAAAGGAACAATCCACGGACTTAAATTCGCAAGTAAGTCTGATGCAGAAGCTTCAGTACGAAAGATTAAGTCAAGCGGACGATCCCACGCCCATAAGATTCAAGCAGCGATAGCTATGGAACAAAGAGCTAGAGTGATGGGTAAAACCGGTGCGGCTGCCGTATATCGTTCTTTCATAAATTCTATGAAAAGAAAAACTAAAAAGATGAATGAAGCTGCATACAAAGGAAATTTAGGTGTTATGGAGTTAGTAAACTTCCATTCTAAGGCAACACCAGAACAAAAGAAACAATTAAGTTCACATATGAAGAATAAAAAACATAAAGAGTTTAGAGATTTAATTCATAGTGTTACTGGTGTAAAATTACATAAGAGTGTAAATGAAGATAGTTCACCATACAATGAGTGGACATATGCCGAACCTGTTAAGTATTCAAAGCATCTAACCAAAACATTTGGTCAACCTGATGAACTTACTGGTGAAAGAGCAGTTTGGTATGGTAAAGATGGATTTAAAAGAATTGTGGTATTAGACGAACACATATTACATGGTTCTCCTGCACCACATTATGATTTTGTTTATAGTTACATTGATCTAAAAGTACCACATGAATTTGCAGAAGATATGGTAAACAGTAGTGAGTCAATACTTTTAGACTTTCTTAAAAACGAAGTTGGTGCAAGGTGTGGTTCACTTACAGCAAATGCAGTAACACTTAATTATGTTTTAGATGTAGTCGCAGGTCGAGTAAAACCAAGTAAGAAAGAGTATGAAAAAAGAATTTTAGAAATGAGAAAGATGTTTGAAACTGGTAAGACATACACAAATGATTGGTGGCCAGATGAAACAAAAGATGCAGACCCTAAGAACCCATATTACAAAGAAGGATCAGTAGAAGAAGAATATGGTGCAGGTGAAGAAGGCACAAACAAGGTTGTAAAAAAATATATGAGTGATACACCTTTCTCAAAGATGAAAAAATTTAAGAACTATATAAAATAAAAAACTGGAGTTTATTATGAGAAATTTGATTATAGGTTGTGCTAGCAACTACGATTGGTCTACTTTACAATATTGGTGTAACTCAATCAATCAATCTGGCTTTAAAGGTGACAAAGTTTTAGTCTTGATGAATTGTGATAAAGATACAGTTGTCAAAGTTGAACAGGCCGGTTTTAAAATCATAGGCTTCAACAAAGATAATGATGGTAATTTAGTGCATGACTCAAAAATGCCACCTCATGTTGAGAGATTTTTACATATTTACGAATACCTAAGAAGAGCAGAACCATATGATTGGGTTGTTACAACTGATGTAAAAGATGTAATCTTTCAAAGTGATCCATGTAAGTTTCTTGAAGATGAACTTTCAAAAAGCTATGAAAATGGTGACATCATGAGTGTATTACACGACTTAGCTTTTGCCTCAGAAAGTATATTATATAAAGATGAACCATGGGGTAATCAAAATCTACTTGATACTTTTGGTCCTTATGTTCACGATATTTTCAAAGAGAATGAAATCTATAATGTAGGTGTTTTAGGTGGCACAGGTGAGGCTATGAAATCTTTGATGATTAATATATTCTCAGCTTGTATGGGTAAACCAATATCAATTTGTGACCAATCTACATTTAACTTTATGATCTCACAACCCCCTTACAAAAGAACTTCAAAGTATTATAAGTCCGAAGATGGTTGGGCTTGCCAATTAGGCACGACTGTTGACCCAGCTAAGATAGAAGATTTTAAACCGAAACTATTAGAGAAATCACCAATAATGGAAGCGGGCACAGTTAAAACTTCTACAGGAAAACCCTTTACAATTGTTCATCAATATGATAGGGTACCAGCATGGCGTCACATAATAGAAATGAAATATGCAAAATGAAAATAGCTTTATGTATATCTGGGCAACCTAGATGTTTTGAAAAAGGTTATGAATATCACTACAAAAACATCATAGAAAATAATGATGTTGATGTTTTTATTCATACATGGAAATCTGCTAGTTTAAATGAGTTGATAGACCTTTACAGACCAAAAGGTAGTATGATAGAAGAGTCGGTGAAACCAAACTTATCAAAATATACAAGGGTACCACCGCCTCAACCAAATTGGAAGGTTAAGAATCCAGCTCTTTCAACTTATGCACAACTATATGCAATTAAAAAATGTAATCAACTTAAAGTACAAGAAGAGATTAAAACTAAAATAGTTTATGATTGGGTCATACGTTCAAGATTTGATTTTGCAATTAATGTTCCTATACCTTTTGATGAACTAGATAATAATAAATTACATATACCAAATTGTAGAATGACACCCGAAAGAGATTTTGGTAATGACCAGTTTGCTTTTTCTGGTTCAAGAGTAATGAACGCCTATACTAAAGCATTTGATTATATTGATTATCATTATGACAAAGGCACACAAATGATGTGTGAAGATTTAATGAGTGCTAATTGGAAATATCATGACATGATTGGTGAAAACTTAGTTTATTGTAACATCAATCATCCTTTTCCTCCAGGTAAATACAACGGAACTTGGCACTCTTTGATTAGAGAGGATTTTGAACAATGGGCAGTTTGATTATATGTATGGCTGGTTTAAATACTAGATTTCATGATGTTGGTTTTGATGTACCAAAATACTTATTACCATGGCGTGATACTTGTATTGTAGCCGCAATTGTTGATGAGTTTCAAAAAGATTATAAGTTTGATGATGTAATATTACTTGCAAATAAAAGAGATGAATATTTTAAAGACGATTTAGTCAAAGAAATAAAAAAGATAGGTCTTTCAGAAAAGAATATACATTATGTTGGTGATACAAATGGTCAAGCACACACAGCTTATATTGGTGCGACATTAGTTAAAGATGAACAAAAACCAATATACATTCATAATGCAGATACATTTCTAACAAATAGAGATTTTAAAGATATAGAAGATAAGTTAATTGGCATAACTGGTGCGAGAGCTTATGTTGATATATTTGTTGCAAATAATCCTAATTACTCATATGTCAAAAAAGAGGGTGAACATATTTTAGGTATAGTAGAGAAGGATGTAATTTCACCATTTGCAAGTTCTGGTTTATATTGTTTTCATTCAGCTTGGGAATATAAAGATTGTTTTGAGAATATAAATAATTCTAAAGAGATATACATAGCAGATATAATATCTAGTGTATTGGATATGAATAGTAAAGTTATGACAAATGAGTTAGTAACAAATCAAGAAACTATTGTTCTTGGTTCACCTGAAGAATATAGCATGGAATATACAAAATGGCAAATAAAGAAACGAAACTAAAAGGCGGGTCGTTAAGTTCAACAACTTTAATTGATTATGGCGACAAAAAGATTGTAAGAAAAAAAGTATCTCTTTTTAAAGACCGTGAGTATGGTTATGTGAGATGGTATAGCCAACTTAAAAAACTACAAAAGTTTGAATCTGATTTACCAGGTTTATTTCCTAGAATCTTAAATGTATCTTGTGATGAACACAACGCATATTTTGATTTAGAGTATCTTCAAAACTACAAAAACATATCTGAAATATTATCAGATGCAAGTTTAGCCGAATATGAGGTTGAAAAAATATACCATGCCTTTGTAACTGGTCTTAGAGCAATACATAAAATTTCATATGCACCTAATCCAGGAGCACCTCTTTTATATTTCAAAGAAGAGGTAGAACAAAAAATAGATGATGCTAATAAATTTGAAGCTTTTTTTAATTTCTATAATTTAGGAACATATGAGTATGATGGCCGGATAGTTCATGGTATCACTAATTACTTTGATGAACTTAGAAACTATTTTACTGAATTAGAATTAGAAAGTGAAGAGCAAATACATGGTAATCCTACCCTTGAAAATACAATGTATTCTTTCGTAGATGATAAAGTTGTATTCATAGACCCATATGAAGAGAGTATAATTGATACTAAGTTTTTGGATTATGCAATGGTTCTTCAAAGTAGTCGTAGTCATTATGAAATATATAATAAGGGTTTTGTTAGATATGAAGATGAAATGCCAATGATAATTATAGATGGTGTCATACCAGAACCATTAAAACATTTTAATCATTTGTTTCAATCTGATTTGAAATCAGAAGATAAAAGACTTGTTGATATTTTAGAAGCTACACAATTCATTCGTATGTTACCATTTAAATGTGCAGCTGGTCATTTATCACACGCTAAATATTTTTATCTTCATGCCTGTAAACTATTGGGGAATTGTTTTAGTGAATAATCTTTTAGTGAATTTTAATCAATCAAAAAGAACTTGGCAAGTAGATGCCTCCTTACCAATCTCATTTACAATACATTATTCAAAAGATATTTTTGATCCTAAAAATCATGACTTAATCAATTATAGTGATGGTAAAAGATCATTGATTATTTGTGATGAAACTGTATATGATTTGTATGGTGAACAAATCACAAATTATTTTACTACGATAAAACAAGATTATGATCTATTGAATATTGGTTGTTCTGAAGCAAATAAAACATGGAACACAACAAATAAAATATTAGAGTTCTTTGAAGAAAATGAAGTAGCAAGAAGAGAACCAATTATTGCAATAGGTGGTGGTGTTTTATTAGATATTGTTGGTTTTGCTTGTAGTATATTCAGAAGAGGGATACCTTACATAAAAATACCAACAACTCTTTTGGCCATTGTAGATGCCTCAGTTGGTGTAAAAGTTGCAACAAATCATTTTGAAAGAAGAAATAGACTAGGTGCATACTACCCACCAATTGCAACACTCATAGATAAAAAGTTTGTAAAGACTCAAGATGAAAGAGAAATAGTAAATGGTCTTGCAGAGATATTTAAATTAGCTGTAATCAAATCTGAAGAATTATTTGATTTGATGGAAGAAAATAGTCATCAGTTAATTGAAGAGAAGTTTCAATATGGCGCTGTACCAGTTCGTGTAATCAATCTTGCTATAACAGAAATGATAGAAGAGTTATCACCTAATTTATGGGAAAAGAATTTAGATCGTTGTGTAGATTTTGGACATACATTTAGTCCACTTATAGAAATGAGAAACATGGAATATTTGTTACATGGTGAAGCCGTAACATTAGATTGTTTGTTTAGTTCTTGTATTGCATATCATAGAAACTTACTTTCACATACAGATTTGATGAGAATATTTAACTTAGCCAAAAATCTAAAATTACCTACAAGACATCCAGCTTTTATGAATAGTGATGAGATTAAAGAGTCATTATCTGATACTATGAAACATAGAAATAATAAACAAAGAATACCGGTACCTGTGAGTATTGGTAATTATAAATTTATAAACGACCTTTCAGAACAAGATATACTCAAGGTTACAAAAATTTATGAGGCACTTTCATGACTATAAAACCAAATATATTTAAGAAAAGAGTTTTAGTTACGGGTTCAACAAAAGGTATTGGTAGAGCCATAACAGAAAAATTTTTAAATGAAGATTATGAGGTTGTAGGTTTTGCTAGAAGTGGTGCTAATAAATTAACTCACGAAAGTTATCAGCATTGTACTGCCGATATTGGAATTCCAGATATGGTTGAAGCTTTATCTCATAGATTATCCGATAAGAAGATTGATATATTGGTTAACAATGCAGCTGTTTTTGAATACAAACCTTTTGTTGATATGAATTGGCAAGAAATACAATACATGGTAGATGTTAATTTAAAAGGTGCTATGTATGTTACTAAGTATTTTTTACCTTTGATGAATGATGCCTCTAAAATATTTTTTATAAACTCAGTTGCAGGTCTTGAACAGTTAGAAAATCAATCTGTATATTGTGCAACAAAACATGGTCTTACAGCTTTTGCTGGTATTCTTGGTAAAGAATTAAAAGAAAGAAAAATTAAAGTAACAAGTATACATCCAGGTGGTGTCAATACACCAATGTGGAAAGACAATGTAGATTTTCACGATAAGTTAGATGAGTTATTGAGACCTGAAGATGTAGCAGATATGGTTTACTATATCTCACAACAACACTATAATGTAGAAACTAAAACAATTAAAATGTACCCAGAGATAGAATGGCATCAATAGTACCTGATAAGAATTTATTTATTGTAACTTCAGCTTTAGAACCTACAATTGGTGTGATAAGTAAAGAAGATAGATTTAAACAAACTATTGCAACTTTAGAAAATTTAAGAGAGAAAGTACCAAACGCCTTTATCTTATTTTCTGATGGTTCACCAGGTGCCTGTGATGATAATAGTATGAAACAGATTGCTAAGTTTATTAACGGTGCTGTATATTGGGCCCATGATGAACAGATAAGAGAGTTATCTCAAACTGGTAGAAAGAGTGAGGCTGAAATTGCTCTATTACTCAAAACACTTTTCTTATTAAAACAACATCCAGATTTAAGTAAGTTAATGTATTCTGTAAAAAGAATTTTTAAGTATTCAGCTAGATCATTACTACAAAATAAATTTAAAATCAGCATTTATGACAATGCTAAATTATATGGTAAATATGTTTTTAAAGAAAGATTACCAAGTTGGACAGATAAGAGTATAACAGATCATTTATTCATTACTAGATTTTTTTCTTTATGTCCATCTTTGGTGGATGATTATATTAGAACTTTAAATAAGGCCCTAAACACTTGTATGACTCATGGTATAGATACAGAACACGCACACTTTAAAGAAACAAATAAAAAATATGTAGTAGAGCTTAGACGTATTCACGTTGAGGGTATTATGGCTGGAACTGGAAAAAAAGAGGAATATTGATATGAATTTATGGAAATACTTTTTAGAAAATGATGGTAATAAAATTACAAGATGGACTCATTACTTTCCGATTTATGAAAAACACTTTGAAAGGTTTAAAAATAAACCAGTAAAGATATTAGAGATTGGTGTTTTAAATGGTGGGTCTTTACCAATGTGGCAAAAATATTTTGGCCCACTTTCAAAGATAGTTGCAATAGATATAACACCATCTTGTAAAAATTATGAGATACCTGGTACAATAGTTCGTATAGGTGACCAATCAGATGAAAAATTTTTACAAGAGTTAGTAGATGAATTTGGTGAATTTGATATTATCATAGATGATGGTAGTCATCAAGTCGCTCATGTAAACAAAACATTTCAGTATTTGTACCCTAGAATGTCTAAGAACGGAGTTTATCTTGTTGAAGATACACACGCAGCTTATTGGGAAGATACTCATGGTGGTGGTTTAAATGAGCCAGAATCAATTATAAATGTATCTAAAAACTTGGTAGATAAACTTAATGCAGACCATACAAGAGGTCAAGTAGAACCAGATGATTTCACTAGGTCTACTCAATCAATTACATTTTATGATAGTGTAATTGTATTTGAAAGAGGTGAGATACATTGGAAACAACCATTAGAGTTTGGTAAAAACACACCGATGGATTATGCACCTAATCCTGAACTAGAACAAGCTAAAAACTCAGCGCCAGATATGGGAGATTTCACCATAAAAACCTAAATGTATAAATACCAGGAAATTTAACTTAACAGCTGCAGAGGCTTATGAAATTCCTAGACTACATACAGGAAAACAAAGATAAACACGCCGTTTTATCATTCGGTAGAATGAATCCGATTACAAAAGGGCATGAAAAACTTGTTAATAAGGCACAACAAATTGCCAGACAAGTTGGTGGCTCTCATCATATCGTGTTATCTCATAGTCAAGACAAGAATAAAAACCCACTTAAACCAGCTGATAAGTTAAAACACGCCAAGAAGGCATTTCCACGTGCCAATCTATCTACCTCAGATAAAGAAAGTCCAAACTACCTAACACAGGCAGCTAAGTTACATAAGAAAGGTGTATCACACCTACACGTTGTCGCAGGTTCAGACCGTGTTTCAGAGTTTAAAAACACTCTCAATAGATATAATGGTTCACATTCAAAAGCATTATATAATTTTAAAAATATAAAAGTACACTCATCTGGTGATAGAGACCCAGATAGTCATGGTACATCTGGTATGTCAGGTACAAAGATGAGAGGTCATGCAGCTTCAGGTAATTACAAGGCATTTAAGTCTGGTGCACCATCAGGTATGAGTGATAGTCATGTAAAACATATGTACAATGATACTCGTAAGGGTATGAAGATTGCAGAAGATGTTGCAGTATTTTTGATTGGTGGACCTGGTTCAGGTAAAGATTTCATATTTAAAACCATAATGGAAGATTTTGGTCTTTCAGAAATGAATACAGATAAGGCCTTTGAGTATCTTATCTCAGAGAGTTATAACACACATAAAAGAACAAACATTGTCATCAACGGCAATGCACATGAGATAAAAATATTAGAACAAATAAAAGAAAGATTGGAAGAACAAGGTTATAAAACAGCGATGGTTCTTGTTTCTACATCTGATGAAGTATCAAAGCAGAGAAATGAAAGTAGAAAAAGAATGATGAATGAAGAATTAAGATTTAAGAAATGGAACCTCGTAAATATGGTCAAACCATATTTTGAAGATGTGTTTAAAGACGATTATATTGAGTTTGATAATTCAGATGAAATATCTGATGAGAGTATTATCGACCTCAAAGAATGGTTGGAGAGTAGAATGTCAAATGATATAAAAGATATTGATGAAATATTTGAAGATTATTTTGATGAGGATTTAAGAAAATGGTTTTCTAAAGATCACCCTACTGGTGATTGGAAGAGGATCGATTCCAAGGGCAACGTAGCAGGCCCTTGTGCAAGGGAACCAGGTGAACCAAAGCCTAAATGTATGTCAAAGGCAAAAAGAGCTAAACTTTCTAAGAGTGAACGTGCAGCTGCTGTAAGAGCTAAACGCAAACATGACCCAGTTGCTAATAGAGCTGGTAAAGGTGGTAAACCAATAAATGTTTCCAATTTTGGTAAAGGTAAATTGACAAAGGAGGCAGTAGATGATAGGCAATATGATTCGCAAATTAGTGAAAGAAGAGTTAGTGAAAATGTTGGTGGAAATATTTCCAGAGAAAAGAAAGGCAATATCAACAAAGATTTTAACGCCTGGTATGCAGGCTCCAACACTAGCAAATACTTCAAACCGGACGAACTCTCGGAGGAGAACAGCGAACACAGCATCACAGAGAAAACGCAGGCAATATCGACAAAGAAAATCGAAGAATCAATCGATCGAGGTATAGAACCTGGTATGGCTCTGAACTCTTTTTCTAAAGAGTATAATAATCGGCGCAAAGGAGGAAAAGTGGTGCCGTTCAAAGAACTAACGGGCGACACCACTACAGCCTCAATTGGGGCACAGAAAGAAGATGAGTTAAAGAAAAAAGGTATAAATTTAAAAACATTTAGAGCAAAAAGGCCAATTGGATGAAAACATTTGCACAATTTATAAATGAAGATAAATCACCTGCGTGGACAAGGTCCGCTGGTAAAAATCCAGAAGGTGGTTTAAATCAAAAGGGTGTTGAGTCTTATCGCCGTGAAAACCCTGGTTCAAAATTAAAAACAGCAGTTACAACAAAACCAAGTAAATTGAAAAAAGGTTCTAAAGCTGCTAAAAGAAGATTATCATTCTGCCGGAGAATGAAAGGGATGAAAAAGAAGCTAACCTCAGCCAAAACAGCTAGAGATCCAGATAGCCGAATTAACAAATCATTAAGAAAATGGAACTGCTAAACATAGGAGAAAGTAATGCAACACGATAATAAAGTAACTAGAAACGTAGCTGATGCGGCTCTCAAGGTATTGATGGGAGAAGAGCCAGATAACCAGCAGTTTACTCAAGAGCTAGAAAAGAACAAGGTCAAAGCTTCTACGAAGAAATCTCCTGAAGATGAGGCTAGGGTCGCTAAAGGTAATGTTGATGCTGTTGACACCGTAAAAGAAGAGCTTAAAGGTGGTCAAAAGAATATTGACATGAATAAGAACGGTAAGATAGATGCAGAAGATTTTAAAATGCTTCGCAAGAAAAAGCCTGCAAAACGTGTTGTTCACTCAGATAGACCTGATAGTCTAGTTAGTATGAAAGTTTCTAAAGAAGAAGTTGAAGAGTTAGATGAACTATCACCAAAAACTTTAGGTTCTTATGCAACAAAAGCCGGTATGGATGCAAGAAGTAGAGCCGCTCATGGAGCTGGTGCTTACATGATGGGCTCAACGGGAGAGGCAAAACAACAAGCAGATAAAAGTGATAAACGTATGGCAGGTGTAAAGAAAGCAATAAACAAATTAACTAAAGAACAAGATGAGAGCTTAGAAGAAGGTAAACTTAAAGACTTGGTCACAGGACATATGGACGATGGTCACTCATTTGATACAGCTATGAAGAAGGCACAGGCTGACTTAAATAAGATGGCAGTTAAGAAGGCATCTGATGAACATCCAGAGGCTAAGTTTAGAACTAACCCATTGAAACCAGTTATGTCAAAGTCTGATAGAGAGTCATCAAAGAAGAACTTAGGAAAACTTCTGAATAAGAAGATGCAGAAAGAAGCAAACAAACCATCGCCTGCTATGGCAGATGCTTTTGCAAAGTTAAGAGCTGGTGGTTCTCGCATACAAGATGGACCATCTAATGTTACGAAAACATCAACTGGTCTTATACACAGAGCTAAATTAGCAAAAGGTCCAAAATATGGTGTAACTGATTTCACAAAGAATGTAGAAGATAGTGAGGCAGAAGGACCAAAGGGCACTAAGAGAAAAGGTTATGGTGCTAGACAAAACAAAGTTCGCAGTACCAGAGTAAGTGGTAAAGATGTGAATGAGAGTTTTGGTTTTACCGCTATGTTAGAGTCATATCAAGAAAAAGGTCTTGGTTTCATTAAACAAATGAATGAAGAGATTGAACTTTTAGATGAAAAGAATAAACCAACAAATCCAGCATTATGGGCTAGGGCAAAGGCAGCTGCAAAGTCTAAGTTTGATGTATACCCATCAGCATATGCAAATGGTTGGGCCGCCAAATGGTATAAGAAGAGAGGTGGTGGTTGGAAATCTGTGAAAGAAGAAGTTGAGCAAATAGAGGAGGCCACTCCCACAAAAAAAGAAGTTAAGCAGGGTATTGGGATAGCTCGTGATAAAAGATATGCAAAAGGTAATATGTCTGGTGCTGTAAAGGCTATGGACAAGGTCAATAAAGGTATCGCACAACACCCTGCTGTAGCAAAAGAGTTGAGAAAGCAAAACGAGAGCTCTAACTTTAAAGATTTAAGACATCAATTAGATGAACTATCACCAAAGACTCTAGGGTCTTATGCTCAAAAATCTGTAAGAGATTTAGAGAAACGTGATAGGGCCATGGGTAAGGCAACACAAAGAGATAGAGAAGTTGTGGATCCAGAAACAAGCAAACCTTTTCAAAAAATGGCTAAGAGAAGGTCTGGGTTGACAAAAGCGATAAACAGATTATCTAAAGAAGAAGTTGAACAGTTAGATGAACTATCACCAAAGACTTTAGGTTCTTATGCTAAAAAAGCACAAAGACAAACCATGAATACAAATATGGCAATAGGTGCTAATTCTACTGATAATCCAGTTACACGAAGAGAAAAGGCCTTTGCTAAGAAAAGAAAAGAAGGTGCTAGTAGAGCGATTGGTAAGTTAGTTCAAAAGAAAATGTCTAATGAAGATGTAGAACAGATTGATGAACTTAAATCAAAAACGCTAAAGAGTTATATAAGCAAAGCAGGTAAAGATTTATCAAAGAGAGTTGCAGA